CTCCACCTTCTCCCCCTACACCAACTTGTTTTGCTATAAATGCCGTGTCAACGGGGTCAACAGCATTAGCAGCTTGTAATGCGTCTCGTTCAGAAACAATGTATTTTGACGCATCTACACTTTGTCAAGCTACAGCATTTTATAGAACAAACGATAGCTGTGGAAGTTTAGCAGCAGCTACTTTTGTGTCTGATGGAAGTTATTCAAGGCAATGGTTTGGAAATTATTTTGGCTCATGTCAAGTTTGTCAGCAACAATAATTTTGATATCTTTATATAAATTAAATCAAATTAAATGCACGAAATTTCCAACTTTATTTCTCACGAAGAGTGTGATGAAATAATAAAATTAATAGACGCGAATCATACTCGTTCTTCTGTAGTAGTAGGAGGAACTGACCGCTCGGATGTAACCGACCATAGAACTTCAAGTACAAGTAACTTAGACACTAACAACGTAATTATACAAAGTGTACATAAAAAAATTAGTGACTTGCTAGGTTTACCTATACATAAAGGAGAATCTTTACAAGGGCAATTGTATAAAGTAGGTGAGTATTTTAAACCCCACAATGATTATTTTAGTGGGCCTGCTTACGATATGCACTGTTTAGCTTCGGGTAATAGAACTCACACGTTAATGATTTATTTAAATGATGATTTCGAGGGTGGTGAAACTAATTTTCCTAAGAAAAAAATATCAGTTAAAGCAGAGAAAGGTAAAGCGTTATGGTGGGAAAACATGAAAGATGGAGAAGTTTTAGCAGACACCCTGCATGAAGGCACACCACTTATTAGTGGGAACAAATATATTGTTACATCGTGGTGGAGAGAAAATGGATGGGATGGCGCAGGCGATGAACAGCAACATAAAGAATTAAAAAAACCTATTGAACCAATTGTTGTTGAAAAACCTAAAAATGAAAGTAAAATTATTAAAGTAAATAACAATGTTCTTTTAAACGAAAACAGTGTGCTACCTAAGCTTACACCTAATGGTTTTTCTTTACAGAAATGTCCAACTAAAATGTGGAATTTAATTCAAGAATGTTACAGTTTATTAAAAAGTAAAGAAGAAAAAGAGGAGTTTGATGGTAAAGACCATTACGTTCCTGGTGACAGTACAATGTTAAGTTTTGATAACTTACCTACTGTGAAACAAATATTACACCAAGAATTACTACCAATACATAGAGATTTTTGTGGTGTAGATATTACTCCAAGCTATGTATATGGCATAAGGTCTTATCAGAAAGGTTCAAGTCTTACAGAGCATGTAGATAGAATTGAAACGCATCATATATCATCTATTATTATAGTAGACAAAGACTTAACCTGTGGTTGTCAAAATAAAAAATATGCAGATGATTGGCCGTTAGATATAAAAGGACACGATGGAGAGTGGTATAAAATTTATGCGCAACCAGGAGATATGATATTGTATGAATCAGCTCTTTGTGAACACGCACGCAAAGAACCTTTTGGCGGTAAATATTTTAGAAACTTTTATATACATTACAAGTTAAATGATTTTACACTTCCTAGCTCCTGAAGATAAAACCAAGTGGTCTCAAAAATGGCATGTATGTCTTGATTCTTGGAAGCGTTCACATTGTTGTATAAAAGTTTGGAACGATAAAGAAATAGACGAGTTCATTAAATGTAATGACCCAGAGTTTTATAAAGTATTAGACATGCTTCATAAGATATTTAAGTTAGACTATGTTCGTAGTTTAATATTAGAAAAAATAGGAGGTGCTTATATCGATATGGATATAGAGTTAATCTCTCCTTTTATACATCAAGTAGATAGAAATAAAATTTATCTTATGGGTGCTTCTTCTGGAGATGAAGTAGTTCAAAACAGTATGATGATATCTCCACCTTCTGATTTTTGGGGACGGTTCCTTACATATTCTCGAAAAAATATTATAGAAAACTTAGACGCAGTTAGAGCTTATCCTAATTACGAAGAAGAGCTTAGGGGGACAATAGTTAGAAAAACTGTTGGGCCCATAGCGTTATCTGATTTTATTAAACAAGACAAAGAAGATATTGAAATACTACCAGCTAATTTATTTAACAATTCTTACGGTATTTGTTTTACAAAACATCATCAAACTGGTATATGGGGGTTCATTGATTAACACCAATAAATTTTTGTAAATTTGTATTTAAATATATTTATTTATGTCGTGTACAAAAGGCTTAAAATATGAGTTAACGTGTCCCATAGGAGCACAAGGTGGAGAGTGTAGATGGTCGATTGTTTGTTGTGATGGAACTGTACAGAGAGTAACTCTTTTAGAGGGCGAAGTAGCGATACCATGTATTGACTCAGAAGCAACTAACTTTAATGGCGAGCCAGTTGCAAGAAATTCTCTTTCAGGTATCACGACACTAATGGATGTACCCTGTGACACTGCATGTGGTGAATATAACCCAAGTCCAAACCCAATACCTCCTGTTCCACCGGTGCCGCCGGTGCCGCCAAGTCCTCCGACTCCTCCTGCAACACCTAGTCCTGATTATTGTTTGGGTGCAGAAAACGAAGTAACAATACAAACGATTAGTGGTGGTAACAAGTTTGTTTTTGGAGGTAATTATGGAACATACGGTACAAATGTAGGTACGTATGTATTAAAAAATGTTCCCTCTGCACATCCAATTGCAATTCAAAATTTTAATTTAACTAATGTAATTACATACACTGGAACTAATGCAGTAGGACCAAAAGTTGGATTAGATGGAAACGTTTATACTTACTACTGGGGAGATGTAACAATAGAAGTTATTGGAGGATATGGAACAATTAGCTATGAGTGTTTTTACCATGGTTATATGGGGGGGCAAAACAATTTAATATACAACTCTACTGTATGTAGCACACCAACCCCTACTCCTCCCACGCCAACACCTCCTACGCCTCCAACGCCTAGTACAGTGCCGCCTGTTCCATCACCAGTTACCACCGAATATACATTAACGTATAGTGATTCGGTAAAAGGATGGCCGTCTTTTTATTCTTTTATTCCTGAATACATGATGGGTATGAATAATTATTTGTATTCATTTAAAGGTGGTAATATATATAAGCATAACACTAATGAGACTAGAAACAATTATTATGGTCAACAATTTAGTTCACAAATTACAAGTGTATTTAATAAAAATCCACTGGAAAATAAATTATTCAAAACACTTAACTTAGAATCAGATTCACCATGGTCTGTGAATTTACAAACAGATATACAAAACAATGGGTTTGTAGATTCTACGTGGTTTGAAAAAAAAGAAGGAGCATATTTTGCTTATCTTAGAAAAACTGGCTATATACCTGCGGAAGCAGATACACTTGCTTTACGTTCCGCAAATGGTATAGGAAAAGCAGCGAGCTGGTCTAGCCAAAGCAATGTGTTAACTATTAATTTTTCTACCAATCCTTTAATAGACATAGGTAGTATCGTAAGTATTGGAGATTATTTGTATTTTTCTGAACCTGCTTACACTACAATAAAATTTGCTGGCCAAATAACTAATATAGAAGTAAATCTAGCCAGTGGAATAAACAGGTTATTTGTTAATACTCAGATATCTGGAGCTCAACCTATCAGTGTAGCTGACCCCTATATTTTATATATTAAAAACATGGAAGCAGAAACTCATGGAATGTTAGGACATCTTCTTAATTTCTCATTAGTAAACACAAACACTACAGCTACTGAACTATTTGCCATAGAGAGTGATGTAATGAAAAGTTATCCTTAAAATTAGTATCTTTGGTAGAGTATGAATTTGAGTATTAGAGAATTAAATGAATCTGATTATGAAGACATATTAGTAGGGTGGTGGAAAGATTGGAGTTGGAAAGAAGCTCCACAAAAAAAATTTTTACCTGATAATGGCAAAGGCGGTTTGATGGTAACGTTGGAAGACAAGCCTGTATGCGCAGGGTTTATTTATTTTGCAAGTAATGCAGATGTAGCTTGGGTTGAATGGATTGTTTCTGACAGAAATATAAAAGAAAATAGAGACGAAGCTTTGAATTATTTATTAGAAACTTTAATAGCGTATTGTGAAGAACTGGGCGTTGAGTATTTGTTTTCCAATAATAACAATCAAAATTTAATAAATAAGTTTTTAAATTTAGGTTTTATAAAAGGAAGTCAAACAACAGAATTAATTAAAAAAATATAATATGGCAGAAGGTACAGCAGTAGCAGGTATTTTGAAAACAATAGCAGGAGTAGGTAAAGCAGTAGGTACAGTAGCTAAGAAAGCAGCTCCAATAATAAAAGACATAGCCTCTGTAGCAGTGCCAGTTGCCACTACAGGTTTTAGTTTTGCACAAGCAAGAGCAGCAGGAGAGCAGGTAAAAGAAGGAAGAGCAGCTCGTGACGATGCGTTTCAGCAAACTATGGACACTTTAAATAGAGATAGGTTTGCAAATGTCTCATATTCTACCAGAGGTTTAGAAAGAGGAATGGATACTGCTACATCAATTGCCAGCAACCTTATATCGAGAAGAAGTGACCAAGGAGGTAGAGGAGTTTATGGAGGGGGTAGAGACTTACAGCAAGTGCAAGATTTTATGCAAAGAGCTGCTGTTACGTTTGATGATAAAACTACTAATCTTCAATTAAACAAAGCAATAGCTGCACAAAGAGGAGATGAAAAAATGGCTGATGTGCAATTAAAAAATTTAATAGGATTACAAAATGAGCTTCAAGCTAACAGAAATTTACAAAGTGCTTATTTAGGCTCAGGTATTCAAGGTTTAACCTCTGCTCTTGCAGGATTAGAATCAGTAGACCCTGACTTTGGAGACCCTGACGCGTTGGTTGAAGATGTAGTAAACCCAGATAACGATGTACGTTATGACTTTGATGGAAACATCATTGGAAAGTAATTAAAAAAATATAAAATGCCAGTAGGATACGGATACTCAGCAGATACACAACCAGTTTTTATAGACTGGGCAAAAATAAGTAAAGATTTTACTGACCAAGTTCAAGCTAGAAAAGATATAGCTCAAACAGAAAAAGAAAACATTTTACAAAATCGAAAAGATTTTAATCAAACTTTAATAGACAGACCCTCTGGACAAAACGAAGTTGCTAATTCAGTTATGTCTGCTACGGCTACTCAAATAAAAGATACCTCAGTTAATAATTTTAATAGGTATAAAAACAAAGAGATTACATTACAGCAATATAAAAACTTTGAAAATAATCTAAATTCAGGAACTGATATGTTCTTTGATGCAGTAAAAAATTATAATCAAAACTTCAACGAGTTTGCAACACGTGCTCAAAACGGTTCAGCCTCACAAGTAGAGGTTTTTATGCACGAATTAATGCAGAACTATACAGATTTTGGACGTATTCAAGTAAACGTTAACCCAGCTAATGGAAGTTTAATCTTTGCACAACTAGACAAAGATGGAAAGGTAACAGATAAAACTTTAGATGTATCTCAAATAGGATACTTTTCAAAATACAAACGAGACAAATACAATATAAATGCAGCAGTTGGAACTATTGCGCAAGGATTGGGTAATAAGTTTATACAAGACAGTGCGGGTAATAGCCTTAAGTATCAAGGTATGATGTATGATGAGCTTATTACCAATGATACATTAATGAAAGGTTTAGATTTAGAAGTGCAATCTTTAATAGACCAAGACTCTGAAATCGAAAGTGTGTTAGCTGATAGCATGGGATATAAAATTGTAACAGAGAAGACTGACAATCCAAATGAACTATACTTTAATCAAGACGCTAATGTATTTGAAATTACTGATGGACAAAAACAAGCAGCGTTTCAACACGTAAGAGACAAGCTTGCAAGAGCAATTACAGTTGAACGTAAAGCTGCTCCTGCTGAAAAGCCAAAAGATAAAACACGAGAAACAATTGATATAATTAATACTGTAAGATTAGCAGGGGGTAAGGTTGACCCAAAATTATTTACACAGTTGCTTAAAGATTTAGGATTAGACGACAAGCAAATTGCTGATACATTCCCTGATGGTATAGATGATAATTCTTTTGCTGAATTTAATGCAGATTTAACAGGCTTTGTTGCAGGAATAACAGCTGAGACTTTAAATCAAGCCGTTTCTGATGGTAAACCTGGTGCCTTAACTAACCAATTAAGAAAGTTAAGACAATTAGGTATAGGTGCTAATTATGAAGACGCTTCAAAACTTGATAAAAGTTATGCGGAACAAAATAACCAACCGAAGCCATTAGGGTTTATATCAATAAATGCTTTAAACGGAGATGATGAAGAAGCATTTAGAATTCCTCTTACTCAAGGTTTAGATATATTAGATTTATATGATGAAATAGTTTCACAAATTCCTATTTACGCATCGCCTGCAGATATAGCATTTAGATTGGAAATGATATCTGAAAGGATTAAAGGTGGTAAAAATAGACCTCCTGGTGATATATTATTTATGCCCAAAAATTAAATGGAAAAATTAGAAAGCTTATACAATCTTTATCTTGAAGCTGGGTTGATTAGTGCTGAAGTTACGTTAGAGCAATTTGCAAATTCTAATAGAGAACAACAAGCAGGTTTATTTGATTTGGGAGGGCAAGCAGGTATATTTGAAGATACATCTTTTGACCAGTTTGAAACTGCATTTGTAAAAAAAAAAGGCGAAGACGAACCTACGGATTTACCATCGGGGACTGGTGGG